TGTTAAAGGCCGCAATCCAGCGTTTCAGCGTGATTTCACTTAACGCGCGGCTGTTTCCCTTTTTGGCGTTCGCCGTCTCAACCATTGCCACAATGCGCTCGTCCAGCTGCGAACGTGCCAGGTTGTCAACGATAAACCGGATAGCCTTCGCACAGCTGAAACCAGGTTGTTGCGCGACTTTCAGAACTTCGCTGACGATCGCGATTCGTGCATCAGCCACCTGGCGCTGGTTTTCAGTCAGGGCATTAAGGCGTTCGACCATCAGTTGTGGTGATCCGCGATATGCCTCCACCGCATCAACCACGGCAGGTGAGCGCCTGGCCTTTGTCACTACCGGAGCCGGTGATTCATCGGCTTTTTGCGTCATCAGTTGCAGGGCATAGCGTTCGCGTACTGCCTGCTGAACAGTTAAAGGCAAAGCTCCTATTTCACACTCTAAAACTTTCCCTTTTACCCCTGGTTTTAGCCGCGTTTTCCACGCTTCCCTCTTTGCTTTTTTGTGCAGACCTGCCAAAGAACTAGGTAGGTCACTGAATGAAATCAATTCAGTCATTGCAACCCACATATTTCCTCCGCGCACGTCGTTCATATCTAGTAGGCCAAATAACCTGTGGCTCTACACCTATAGCCCTAGCAATTATCTTTTCACCTTTAGGGTAGGGAACTCGCAAAGCATTACCCAAAGTCCTAGGCTGCAAATTATTTTCCCTTGATAAACGTGACAAATTGGTATCGCGTTTTTCTAAGGCTGCCTTTATATCGGCGGAAGACCAATCTTCAATAAGACTCACAATGGCCCCCTGTGTACTTTCTATGGCAAACTTTATTACTCATGTGTGCTACTCTATTGAGTTACTCACTAGTGTATGTTTGATATGTTAGATATTAACTTAGTAAATATCAACTGGTTAATTTCAAATTTTTAAATTTGCTCTGTATCTATTTGTTTTTATTGAGTTATTTTTGAAATAAACCATATAAAAGATATAAACAAAAGTTAATATCAAATGGAGTTTGATATGATCCTTGACCAAGAATGGATCCTTGCCAGTGACTTGTTGGGGGTTGGAGGTCTTCCTTCATCTCTGGCTGGGCTTCATAAACGAGCAAAAAATGAAGGATGGGAAAAACGTTCGGTAACTACACCTGGTATCAGAGGGAGAGCATTTGCCTACCGTTTAAGCGACTTACCTGCACATGTTGTTTCCATCATTACAGGTAGTGCAGAAATAAAACACCAGCCCCCTCAAAAGAACGGTGGCAATAGCGAGTTGCTCGAACTCATCGACACTTTGAGCCAAGAAGAGCAAGAATTAGTTATTTACACCTTGAGAAGGAAAGGGGTAGAAAAATTGCTGGAATTCTGCAATCAAGAGAATCAAGAGTTGATCGCTTTAACAGGTATTCGACGCCTGGCAGCATTGAGCCTTAATAATTTATCAGATCAAAAGGTTAGAGAGATTTTCGAGGGAGATGAAACCAAGGATCATCATTTCAATTTAACCCATAAAGAAGCCAAAGCGTAACCCCATGAAGCCCAGGCCATGCACTTAGCGAGCACTTTCAACTTGATTTGTGACCAGATCGATATTGATATAAACTTTTTAGCATAAAAGACATTTTAAGTACTTTTAAAAACGTCCATAAGCAGTATGTGCAGTATCAAATTTGTTGCCGATACCTTAATTTTATACCGGATTTTATTTAATCAGTATCAAAACTAAACAACCTCCAGAATCATCGATCACCTGTTTTATTTCAGTATTTTACAGGTGATTTCACCTCCTTTCACTAAAACCCTTGTCGGTATCAAATGATTTACCTGGTTACACCTTACTGAGCGAAAAGGGCAAACTGAAATTGCAGTCGCATCTCGATCGTGAAGAGTACGTTGCCAGAGTTCTGGATCGCGAGGCGAAAAGTACGCCCCCTGAGGCAGCGAAAGCCATGACCGTGGCGATTCGCACTTTTTTACAGCAAAACGCCAATCGGGAAGGCGATTGCCTGACCATCCCCGACAGCAGCGCCACGCAGCGTGTTTCTGCTTCGCCAGCGACCACGGGGGCGCGAACGATGACCGCCTGGACGCAGGATCTCATCTATGCAGGCGATCCGGTTCATTATCATGGCAGTCGAGCTACCGAAGGGACACTTTCCTGGCGGCAAGCCACGGCCCAGGCGGGGCAGGGAGAGCGTTACGACCAGATACTCGCGTTTGCTTATCCCGACAACAGCCTTAGCCGCTGGGGAGCGCCACGCTCAACCTGCCAGTTATTACCCAAAGCGAAAGCCTGGCTGGCGAAAAAAATGCCGCAGTGGCGGCGTATATTACAAGGCGAGACGGGGTACAACGAACCAGACGTGTTTGCGGTCTGTCGTTTAGTCTCAGGTTTCCCCTATACCGATCGGCAGCAGAAACGGCTGTTTATTCGTAACTTCTTTACGCTTCAGGATCGGCTGGATTTAACCCATGAGTATCTGCACCTGGCCTTTGATGGTTATCCCACCGGGCTTGATGAGAACTATATCGAAACGCTGACCCGACAATTATTAATGGACTAATGCTATGCGAAAGATTTTTCTTCCGTTGTTACTGGTGGCACTTTCGCCTGTCGCTCACAGTGAAGGTGTGCAGGAAGTCGAGATTGACGCACCGCTCTCTGGCTGGCATCCGGCAGAGGGCGAAGATGCCAGTTTTTCACAATCGATCAATTACCCGGCGTCGTCCGTCAACATGGCAGATGATCAAAATATCTCAGCGCAGATCCGCGGCAAAATAAAGAATTATGCTGCGGCGGGTAAAGTTCAGCAGGGCCGGCTGGTGGTCAACGGTGCCAGTATGCCGCAGAGAATTGAATCCGATGGTTCATTTGCACGCCCTTATATTTTCACTGAAGGCAGCAACAGCGTGCAGGTCATCAGCCCGGATGGGCAAAGCCGGCAAAAAATGCAGTTTTACTCAACGCCGGGTACAGGAACGATTCGTGCACGTTTACGGCTGGTTCTCTCGTGGGATACGGACAATACCGATCTCGATCTCCATGTTGTCACGCCCGATGGCGAACACGCCTGGTACGGTAACACCGTGCTGAAAAACAGTGGTGCACTGGATATGGATGTCACGACGGGGTACGGACCCGAGATTTTCGCCATGCCAGCACCAGTTCACGGGCGCTATCAGGTGTATATCAACTACTATGGTGGGCGCAGCGAAACGGAATTGACGACCGCCCAACTGACGCTGATCACCGATGAAGGATCGGTCAATGAGAAACAGGAAACATTTATTGTACCGATGCGTAATGCTGGCGAGCTGACGCTGGTGAAAAGTTTTGACTGGTGATCCATCCCTTCACACAACCTGGCTCTCTCTTTTTTCAGATAAGACTGCTGGGCGATCTGCCGACGCCAGGATATAACCATTAACAAGCGTCGGCAGATTGGTCATTTCTTATTTTTCGTACTGAGAACTGTCCATCTACTCCGGCTTTCCTGGTTAAGGCAATGGTTTCTAAGCGATACGCATTATTGCAATGGTGACAGAACATTGCGGTAACACGCTTTTACCGCTACCTTAACCACACTCCATCGGTCACCTGAGGCGGAGCTTCGCCCCTTTGAAATACCTTGCTTCTTTTCGTACAACCCTGAAAGCCTCGCGCTACATGTTCAGAGCATTGGCGTTAGTGCTCTGGCTGTTGATTGCTTTTTCATCCGTTTTTTACATCGTTAATGCGTTACATCAGCGAGAATCGGAAATTCGTCAGGAATTTAATCTGAGTTCCGATCAGGCTCAGCGCTTTATTCAACGCACCTCTGATGTGATGAAAGAGCTGAAGTACATCGCCGAAAATCGCTTATCGGCAGAAAACGGTGTGCTTTCCCCGCGTGGACGAGAAACGCAGGCGGATGTGCCTGCGTTTGAACCGCTGTTTGCCGACTCCGATTGTTCCGCAATGAGTAACACCTGGCGAGGTTCTCTGGAGTCATTGGCGTGGTTTATGCGCTACTGGCGCGATAATTTTTCTGCGGCTTACGATCTCAACCGGGTATTTTTAATCGGCAGTGATAACCTCTGCATGGCCAATTTCGGTCTGCGTGATATGCCAGTGGAACGCGATACCGCGTTGAAAGCTTTGCATGAACGCATCAATAAATATCGAAATGCACCACAAGATGATAGCGGCAGTAACCTCTACTGGATCAGCGAAGGTCCGCGCCCTGGCGTCGGGTATTTTTACGCGTTGACGCCAGTTTATCTGGCGAACCGGTTGCAGGCGCTTTTGGGTGTCGAGCAGACCATCCGGATGGAGAACTTTTTCTTACCGGGTACGTTGCCGATGGGGGTTACCATTCTTGATGAAAATGGTCATACCCTGATTTCGCTTACCGGACCAGAAAGTAAAATTAAGGGCGATCCTCGCTGGATGCAGGAACGCTCCTGGTTTGGCTATACGGAAGGGTTCCGGGAGCTGGTGCTGAAGAAAAATCTGCCACCCTCATCGCTAAGCATCGTGTATTCGGTGCCGGTTGATAAGGTGCTGGAACGCATTCGCATGTTGATCCTTAACGCAATTTTGCTGAATGTGCTTGCCGGAGCTGCATTGTTTACTCTCGCGCGGATGTACGAGCGACGTATTTTCATTCCGGCGGAAAGCGACGCCCTGCGACTGGAAGAACATGAGCAGTTCAATCGCAAGATTGTCGCCTCCGCGCCAGTGGGTATCTGTATTTTGCGTACCGCTGATGGCGTCAATATTTTAAGTAACGAACTGGCGCATACCTATCTCAATATGCTTACGCATGAGGACCGCCAACGACTGACGCAAATTATCTGTGGGCAGCAGGTCAATTTTGTTGATGTCCTGACCAGCAACAATACCAATCTGCAAATCAGCTTCGTCCATTCGCGCTATCGTAATGAAAACGTGGCCATTTGTGTGCTGGTGGATGTTTCTTCGCGCGTGAAGATGGAAGAGTCGTTGCAGGAGATGGCACAAGCAGCGGAACAGGCGAGCCAGTCAAAATCGATGTTCCTTGCCACCGTCAGTCATGAGCTGCGAACGCCGCTGTATGGCATTATCGGTAACCTGGATCTGTTGCAAACCAAAGAGTTACCGAAAGGCGTCGATCGGCTGGTGACGGCAATGAACAACTCTTCCAGCCTGTTGTTGAAAATTATCAGCGATATTCTCGATTTCTCGAAGATTGAATCGGAACAGTTGAAGATCGAACCGCGTGAGTTTTCACCGCGTGAAGTGATGAACCACATCACCGCCAACTATTTACCGCTGGTGGTACGCAAGCAGTTAGGCTTGTACTGCTTTATTGAACCGGATGTGCCAGTGGCCTTAAATGGCGACCCGATGCGTTTACAGCAGGTCATCTCCAACCTGTTGAGTAACGCCATAAAATTCACCGATACCGGCTGTATAGTTTTGCATGTCCGCGCTGATGGCGATTATCTCTCTATCCGTGTTCGCGATACCGGCGTGGGGATTCCGGCGAAAGAAGTGGTGCGCTTGTTTGATCCCTTCTTCCAGGTCGGAACGGGCGTACAGCGAAACTTCCAGGGGACCGGTCTGGGTCTGGCGATTTGTGAAAAACTGATCAGCATGATGGACGGCGATATCTCGGTAGATTCAGAACCGGGAATGGGCAGCCAGTTTACCGTGCGTATTCCGTTGTACGGCGCTCAGTACCCGCAGAAAAAAGGCGTGGAAGGGTTGAGTGGTAAACGCTGCTGGCTGGCGGTCCGCAATGCGTCGCTCTGTCAGTTCCTGGAAACCAGTTTGCAGCGCAGCGGCATCGTCGTTACAACATACGAAGGGCAGGAACCGACTCCCGAAGATGTGTTAATTACTGACGAGGTAGTGAGTAAAAAATGGCAGGGTAGAGCGGTAGTGACCTTCTGTCGTCGCCATATTGGTATTCCGCTGGAGAAAGCGCCAGGGGAGTGGGTACACAGTGTGGCTGCCCCGCATGAGCTACCGGCATTGTTGGCGCGTATTTATTTGATCGAGATGGAGAGCGACGATCCTGCTAACGCTCTGCCGTCGACGGACAAAGCGGTCAGCGATAATGACGATATGATGATTCTGGTCGTGGATGATCATCCGATTAACCGACGTCTGCTGGCAGATCAGTTGGGATCGTTGGGCTATCAATGTAAAACCGCGAATGATGGTGTCGATGCGCTTAATGTACTTAGCAAGAATCATATTGATATCGTGCTTAGCGACGTCAACATGCCAAATATGGATGGTTACCGCTTGACGCAACGCATTCGTCAGTTGGGACTGACGTTGCCGGTAATCGGAGTAACTGCTAATGCGTTGGCTGAAGAGAAGCAGCGGTGTCTGGAGTCCGGTATGGACAGCTGCCTGTCGAAGCCGGTAACGCTGGATGTGATAAAACAGACGCTGACGGTATATGCCGAGAGGGTCAGGAAATCGCGGGAATCGTAGGACGGATAAGGTGTTTATGTCGCATCTGGCATTCAGTGCAAATGCCAGATGCGACGCTGACGCGTCTTATCTGGCCTACTTTAATGTAATCTGTTGAAATAATGGGAATCGTAGGCCGGATAAGGCGTTTACGCCGCATCCGGCATTCAGTGCAAATGCCAGATAAGACACTAACGCGTCTTATCTGGCCTACAGGTGATTAGTCTTTATCTGCCGGACTTAACGTCACAGAAGAGAGATAATTCAGCAGGGCGATATCGTTCTCGACACCCAGCTTCATCATCGCAGATTTCTTCTGGCTACTGATGGTTTTAATACTGCGGTTCAGCTTTTTAGCGATCTCGGTCACCAGGAAGCCTTCCGCAAACAGGCGCAGAACTTCACTCTCTTTTGGCGAGAGACGCTTGTCACCGTAACCACCAGCACTGATTTTTTCCAACAGGCGAGAAACGCTTTCCGGGGTAAATTTCTTCCCTTTCTGCAGCGCGGCGAGAGCTTTCGGCAGATCGGTCGGTGCACCTTGTTTCAGCACGATCCCTTCGATATCCAGATCCAATACCGCACTAAGAATCGCCGGGTTGTTGTTCATGGTCAGAACAATAATCGACAGGCTTGGGAAATGGCGCTTGATGTACTTGATTAAGGTAATGCCATCGCCGTACTTATCGCCAGGCATGGAGAGATCGGTAATCAACACATGCGCATCCAGTTTCGGCAGGTTGTTGATCAGTGCTGTAGAGTCTTCAAATTCGCCGACAACATTCACCCACTCAATTTGCTCAAGTGATTTGCGAATACCGAACAAGACTATCGGATGGTCATCGGCAATAATTACGTTCATATTGTTCATGTACTTGTACCTATGTATTAACTATTTGATTTTAAAAATATATTCTATGCTTTGTTTAGTCGTTGGGGCACCTGTGGGACATAAGTACATAGCTTTCTGTTTAGTACTTCTACCTGGGACTGGTTATTGTCTTTCATCCATGCACCGTAAACATTGTAAACCATCTGGGCATTCGCATGTCCCATCTGGTTGGCTATGAAGTTTGGATTTGCTCCGGCAGTTAAAGCCCAGCAAGCATAAGTATGCCGAGACTGATACGCTTTTCTATGGCGAATTTTTGCCCGTTTTAATGCAGATTCCCATGTTCTGTTGATGGATGTTACGGCATAATGAACTCCTGAGTTACCTGTGCGATCTAATATCTGAGGATTGAAAACAAAGCTGCATGAGTGAGTGCTTGTCCGGCCATACTCTCGCAGCTTTACTTCTATCTGATATTGTTTACCAAGCCTGGTTAATGTCGCCTGATTTTTTAATACGTCAATTGCTGGCTGTATGAGTTGTATTACCCTGTTTGTTCCTGCATCTGTTTTGGGTAGTGTAAATTCCTTTGTCTGAGTGTAATTCCTTTTGACGGTCAAGGTACCCGCTTCCAGATCGATATCCTCCCATGCCAGCCCACACAGTTCGCCATGCCGCATCCCGGTATATACAGCCAGCGACCAGAAATTTTTAGTTTGCTGGTGGTGGCACGCATCAATCAGTCTGGCAAACTCATCTTTTGTTAGTGGATCGGGAGGTGTTTTCGCTCTTTTCAGTGATGGAAGCTCACTGAAAGGGTTTTTGCCTATATACCCATTGTTTGCCGCAAAACGGAACATCCCGGAGATAATTGTCATATAGCTATTTACAGTAGGTACACTACGACCTTTAATAGGCTTCCTCTGATTTTTTCCTGGCAACTGATATCCCGTTAATAATTCTTTACGAAAAATGAGAACATCTTCCTGTGTAATTGATGATGCCAGTTTGTTCCCTCCAAGGCAGTCAAGGCAATTTCGGATAGCTGATTTGTATCTGACCATGGCATTTGCTGTTATTTCCATTTTCTTAAGCTCAAGCCATTTTTCCGAAAGTGCCTTAATGGTTATCTCTTTTTTTCCCAGACCAAAATGTTTCAGGTTAGGGGAATTAGGGAACTGCGCGGCGTAGTCGAAGCTCCCCATTCTGATTGCAAAACAAACGGAAGTGCGAAGTTCACCTGCGATCTTCCGGTTTTTGGCGGTGTCAGGAACACCGAGGTTTTCTCTGACACGTTTGCCGTTATAGTGAAACCATATGCGGAGTGATCCGCCATGGTTTTCAACGCCTGTCGGGTATGATGCGTTACTCATTAAACCTCCCAGACGTCCAGGAGCATTAACAGGTTAACCGGAACTTGCATTTTTGGCACCTGGTTGTTTCTGGTTTTCGATCCAGCGCATAATTTCCTCAATGTTGTATACACATTCACTGAAAGGCCCGGGCTCTCCTTCTGCTGCGTAATGACGGTATTCTTTCCCCAGTAACCAGGATTTTTTTCTTGCTCTGGCAATGGTTCCTGATTTCAGTCCAGTTGCGGCAATAAGGGTTCTTTCTGTGCACCATTTGCTGGGCGTTATCTGATAGATGATTGTTTCCATTCCTGACTCACACTATCTTCAGGCCACGGCAGTGGCACCACACGTCAAACATTCGCTTTACAACTTCACGGCAGTAGAAGCCGTGAGCATCTCTGGTTAAATCGTATCGGTACCCGTATCTGAGTCGTATCCATATTTCAAACTCGCGATTCACGACTTATTCTCCTGCTGTCTTTATGCCAGTTCATTCGGTTGCGCTGGGGCCCTGGCCTTCCGTGGCCTGTATTTGCGGCGTTTTCTGGCTTCAATGCGTATCTTTGTCACCCTGACTGGCTTTGGTTCGTGCCGGAACACTTTGTTTCTGATATTACGCCGTGTATTCATCATCCAGATAAAACGCTGGGTATGGTCGCATCCGTCATCAACGGTAATTACTGTGCGGACCAGTTCATCGTTAATATCAACCATTTCACCCATTCACTGAGCCCTCATACGCGAATTTCGTGGCTTCCATCAGTTGCGTCCATACCCATTCAAGAAATTGTGCGTTTTCTCCTGAGCGGTCATATTCATCGACGCTGCGGGGCTTGATGGTCGCCAGTAGTGGCACAATCCGGTACTTCATCTGTTCGGTTAACTTGTCCGGTACAAGTCGCCAGCCGTTATATTTCGATGGAACATGGTGGTATTCAGCCAGGAAGCGTCGTATATCGTTTTTCATTTCCTCGCATGAGTTCTGATCATGAAGTGCAGCGGAAAGCCAGCGTCCGATATATTCAGGGATTCGCACATCAAGTACTTTTTCTGCCGTCGTCAGCATTGCCTGTCGGCAGGCGTTCCAGCCGTTGACATAGTGACGTGTTGCATCCCATGAAACCTGCACATCAGGGTAAGCCTCCTGTTCTGTTCTCACTGGCGGTATCTGAGGAACAGTGAATAGTGGACTGACGATATATTTATCCAGAGAGCCTCCCCGCTCTTCTGCAAGACTTTCCCACGATGTCATTGTGGGGACCCTGTAACCTGCTTTTTTGTGCGTATACATCCATGCCACTCTGCCGTTATCATCTGCGGCGGCAATGCGCTGCCAGGCAGGATAAAGCGGGGTGTATGTTTCTCTGTCATTACGGGCGTCAGGCATGGCATCAATACTGCAAACTTCCCCCGTAAGGTTATTCAGCCAGGCCTTCGGGCTAATCTCTGACGTTACGATTTCATCCAGTTTTTTCTCCAGATTTTCTATGTGACTGATTAGCGCAAGGATAACTGGCGGAGTGGCAAGGGAGTGAAATGCTTCCAGATCACATCCCTTGTCGCCATATACGGTATTTTGTGCGGCGTCACGCAGTGCTTTCAGATCAGCTTCTTTCATCGTTCAGACTCCCTTGTTGCTGTTTTGTAGGCGCGCAGGATGTCGCGTGTTTTTCCTGATAATGACGACTTAACCAGGAAAAAGCCGCTCCGGCTTTCTGTGATGTCCGGTGTGCACAGAAGTACCGCATCAACGACACGATTATGTTTTCGCAATGTCAGGCGGGAACTGGTGATAATCAGTTTTGCCTGTTCGCCGTAATCGGTGAATGAAATAATCATCTGATGGCGATCTCCGTTATGAAAGTGTTCCTGCTGGTTCAATGCTGATAATTTCTGCTGCAATAAGCATACCTGCCAGCCATGCTTCGCCGAGCATGTCCTCATCCGTACATGCAAGATCACCGATCTGTATTGTGGCCATAATGTTAGTTTCACCGGTATATTCATCCTGTGCTTCTTCATACGGCAGGTCTTCATAAAGGTTTTCAATTGCGCAGGTTATTACATCCAGTCCCGTCAGATTGCCGACAACGTCCACTTCAAATGTTTCGCGGTACTCCCATTGCCCGAGTGTCAGACGAACCGTCTGTCTTGCCATGCGGCCGCATAATGTCATGTTCGGGTCGTAGTTCATGATTGCCGCAGTAGTGCTATTCATGTTCTGCCTCCGGTGTGTAAATAGCTTTGTCGTGTTTAAATTCACCGTTCCAGTTTTTCTTCATAGGGAGTTCACCGTTCATGTAAAACTGGTATAAACGGTGGCATCCTTTTTCCAGCAATACGGGGGTGAATTTCGTGAATGTTGCTTTCCCGTGTGGAGTGATCTGTACTGCTTCTTCGGTCAGGTATCTGTCACGGGCATAAGAGGCCGTGCGCCAGCGGGGTGTTTTCTCCGGATCGCGTTGTTCGTTGAATACCCATTTTCGGCCAGACAGCCACCACATTATCTGGCTGGTATTTACGCCGTTCAGCGCACGGCAGAACTGGGGAACAGTCATGCCTTTAGAGAAATGTTTTTCCAGACTGTCTACGGTTGCAGAGAGCGTTTTATTTTCCAGGGCCATAGCTTCAGCCCGTTCTTCGGCCTCAATAACCATCAACGCGAGTTCCTTGCGAGTGAGTACGCGCTGAACATCGATGTTTTCCCGCTGAGTGAAGTAGAACTCCACAAGGTCTTCGTGATAGTTCCACGCCTGATCCGTTTCCAGCAATTTTGCGTGGTTGGCTGCGCCGCGTTCGGTCCAGAGGATGAGGGATCGAACATTGCTGGCAATTTTCACAGAGTAGCTTTGAGATACTCTGTGCTTAAGTTCACGTAGTTCATCGCCTTCCAGCAAAAAATAATGCTTTCCAACAACGAATCGTTCTTCGTTTCGGGAATGATTCTGGCGAATACGGATTGGTGTTGCTCCATAGCCTGCCGCCAGTTGTTCAGTGGTTATAACGCGTTGACCGCGATATTCGATAATTTGCAAATCACGGGCTGCCACCGGCACAAGTTCAGTTGATTTTTTCATCATTACACCTCACGAAAAGCTGATTAGTGGAACACTCTGGTTTCCGGTTCTGAGTTGTCAGTGGCTTCACTGATAAGCCCATCTAGAATCATGTGCATCGCTCTGTAACCTTCCATTGTGATGCCGGTTTTTTCGCCGTCGCCCAGAGCGCCGGTGAATGCTTTGTACATAAGAATGCTTTTGAGCAGCCCTGATTCCGCTCCGTAAGTTTCTATGAGTGCCCATTCCATATAGTTCTGCATAGCGAGACGTAATGGTTTCAGGTAGATTGTCATGCCACCGTTGTGGCCTCTGTACATGGTGCCCTTGTCTGTACCGCCATTCTCGTTAAGCACTTCGGTACGGCCGTTTCTGGTGAGCTGTTCAGAGAAGAACATGGCGGTATAAAGCCAGCGCCAGTACATGATTGTCTTTTCCGGCGCGAGCTCACCTGTCATGCCTTTTTCTTCTGCTTCACTGATGCAACACACTATTTCCAGACCATGCCAGATCGGTTCGTCAAAACAGCCTTCATCGAGCATTTCCAGTGCTTTGTTGATATCAAGCAGTCCGTAAGGTGTGTGGATACCTTCAGCAGTAAGAAAAAATAACTGTTCAGTTGCTGTCATGGTTTGCTCTCTTCTTAAATGGTCTTTGCGCGACAAGCCGGCAATACTGATCAATCCAGGCGTTGTATTTTTCCATCCAGGCATCAAACTGTTTTCTGCGTGCAAGGATGCGCAACAGGCGATGAAAACAACGCCCGTGAGCTCTGTAGTATTCGGGCGTAATTTCTCCCGGATGAAAGACTTCTCCATATTCCGGATGCATCAGGCGCTGGTCAGGCAGACGTTTTTCAAAACCTGAACTTTCGAATACCTTCGTTGTCATAAAATTAGCGAGATGTATGATGGCCGTTTTTCGCGTGAAGCATTTCTTAACTTGTCCGTGGCGGCAGACTCTGTAAACAGGGCCGCAATCGAGTTCGTATTTATGAAAAGCACGGTCGATTCCGGCATTATTTATTGCACTGTATTCCGTATCACTGAAGAAAGGTGGAAATACGATGTATCCTTCCATTGTCAGCGCCAGAACGCGCGGATCGGTTTCTGTCAGCCATTCGTTTTCTGTGAATTCTTCAGAATTAATTTCAATGATTTCAGGTTCTTCTTTCATGGTTACTCCGTGTTCATCCGGTGTTAATTACTTTTATTCACTCTGAGCGCAGCCAGAAGATGTGGCTCAGCAATTCGTTTGTTGCGATATATTTGTGATACAGCCTGGCCTTTTCAGGTTGTAAAAATCCCCGACAATAAAGCTGTAAATTAATTACTGTTCTTAAATAATGTTATTCGTTTTCAGTCCGGCACAGATGCTTTTCTGCTTTGTCTGCTGTACAGGATAATGAGCGGAAAAGACAATTCATCATGTTTAGCGCATCTGGTGAACCAATATCACCGCTGTCAATAATCACCTGTAACAAAGACAGGCTTTCTGTTATCTCGCAGTGGACATTATCGAGTACTTCAACGCAATTATTCATTTTTCATTATCTCCGTTATTCCGGGGGAGGAGCTATGCTGTTAATGATTAACGCATCCGGTAATATGCCCCTCTTTAATGTAATCGATGCATTCATTCAAAAGTTCATCAATGATTAACTTTCCTGATTCAGTCAGATACTCACCATGTTGGTTGATACCGACAGCATCCTGGTATGCAGTGCGTATTGCTGTTTCACCATCTTTCCGCCCAAACTCACCACGGGTAACGCCTTCAAATCGTAATAGCAACTGGCTTATGAACTGTTCTGTTATTTCAATAGTTGTTAACTCTCCATCATGACGCTTTACAGTGAGGAGATTACTTCCTGTTTTTCGTTTCATCCGCCGCAGTGCTGCAACCGTTATGCGGCGACGATATGCAGAAATGTATTCATCTTTCATTTGTTATTTCCCGTATGCCTTTTTGAGAAACAATACTGCAACTGACCAGTATCCGGCATCAGCCATTAATAAAGCGGTTTTATAGGCATGTTTGTCTTTCATGTGTCATCCCCATTTTAAAATAGTGAGAACTCCCGACCGTAGACCGTCATGTTTTTATGTATGATTGTCTGTTTAATTTCCTTTATTCGTTCTCAGAGCATCAACATACTCGTAAGCCTTTTCACAGGTTTTATTCATGGAACGAATCAGACAAAGTAAGAAATCATCTGTCTCTCCGTTATCACCAGAGTTTTTAAATATAAACTCAAGCATTGACGTGTTTTCTTTTATTTCTGCTGCCACTTCCTCAAGCATAATCAGGGGAGTTTTCATGTTCTTTGTTCCTTAAATGCATCGCATGCGCTTCTGGCGTATTGTTGTGCCAGTAAAAAGATGTCATCCGAAAGTTCATCACATTCTTCATCACCGGAAGCCGAAATGATTAACCCCGCTTCAAGCAGTACTGCAATGTGATGAAAAGCTGTTTTCGGTTCGTTGGTGAGGCCTTTGAACATTTTCATCTTACGATTCCTTTGTCGTGTCAGAATGGAAACTTGTAAGTAACCACATCGGATCGCAGTCAAGTATATTTGCCAGAGGAATCACCTGGCTTGCCAGAGGTTCAGCCTTGCCGTTCTCCCACTGGATGATGGTTTCTTCATCAACTCCAAGCAGCGTGGCGAGTTCAGCGGTGGATAGACCGCAGCTTTCGCGTTGGGTGCGGATGCCATCACGGCAATCTTTTTTGTTTCTCGGAGGTAACAGAATATGTTTTAGTTGTTGGATTTTTTCGATTCCAACCTCAAGGAGTACGTGACGGTTTCTTTCCGATACAGACTCGAGACTTTCATGAAGCAGCGATTCTACTTGTTCGATAAGCATCAATTGTGAAGTAGACATAAAAAAACCTCGTAACCAATATTTCGAAATCTAGGTTACGAGTGAGTAATGTAGGTGTCAAGAGCAATTAATGTTTTTTGTTGAATTAAATTTGCATACGCATCTCAACGACAACACCAATAATTTCGCAATCCCCATTGATGGGGATCAGTGGATAGCGTGGGTTTAGTGGCTTTAGGAAACATTGCCCAGCGTCTTCTATGTACTGTTTAAGGGTTGCCTCTCCGGAGTTTTTGAGCCTGGCGACGACATATTTTCCTGAAAAAACTTCTTTGTCAGGGTTAACAAGAATGTTCATGCCTTCAAAAATAGAGAACTCTCCATTCTGTGATGTCATTGAGTCCCCTTTCACTTCCAGCCAGAAGCCGTGATCGCCCGCATATATATCACTACCAATCCATTCTTCTGGATAAGCTATGTAATCTTCGCAGTTCCAGGGGCCAGCACTCACCCATGTTAGTTTCGGATATCTATAACGGTTTGGAGAAACTGGCTTAGGATTTCGGACGTTTTGAATGCTATCTGTAGGTGATGGGGCGCTGCCGTCAAGAAGCCATTTAGGAGAGCATTTCAATGCATCCGCGATTCTAAATAGGTTTGAAGATCTTGTGTCTTGTGAGTCTCCTAACTCTATTTTGCTGATTGTTACACGCGAGACACCAGTCAATTTTGCCAGGTCATCTTGTGACATTCCTAGCTGTACTCTGCGCATTAACAGTCTGCCACCAAAGCTATCGTGATCCATCTTCTCCCCCTTCTTGTCGAAATAATCGTTTCGAAACAAATATAGCAAAAAATCTTGAAATCTAGGTTTCGGAAAATTAAGATTAATCGAAACAAACGTGTCGAGGTGGATATGGATTTGTATGAAATTCTAAAAAACATGTTTGGATCGAATGTTGAAATAGGTCGTTATTTTCCCCGAAGGGGAAGGGCTAGAACCGGACAGGCTGTAGGTAAGTGGAAAACCCGAGGTGTGCCGGAAGATGTGGCGATCCTTTGTCATCTGGATCCCAAAATTCCTTATCAGCATCCGTCGCTCATGAATGCCAGTCATGAATCGTGATGTTCTGCCGGAGGCTGTATGTCCCCTGATTACGTTCAGATGGAGATGCCTGCCAGGTACAGCCAGGCAGATTCAGAGTGGATTAAGCGGCAGTTACAGAGCCTGCCTTCCTCACTGAGACAGAAGGTCGCCCTGAAATACGCGGAGGTTTACGAAGTTACTTTTGATTCCGAGCCTGTTTCATTCCGTAAGGAGAACAGAGCGAGGCATGAAGCCAATGTACGGCTGCGCAGGTTCGTTGAAACACACGGGCGTGCATTACAGGGGTATACGACTCAGCCGCCCCTGGCAGGAACGCAACAGCGTACCTGAATGGTGTTGGTCTTAAAGGTGACCGACGGGCTGAGACCCCACTTCTCAGGATGCACCTGTGTACTACCAAACTAGTGCGGTCATTGAGAGGGGGGGTAAGGGGGGGGTGCCCGTGTGTTAGTGCGAAGCACTGGAACGGGATCTTCCAACAGACGGGTACAGAGGTTAGGTAGATCTCGATCTAAAGGGGGGCACCCCTGAAAAAACGGCTGCATCAGCAAACTAGTACATCATGGTTAAAATATGAGTGCTGAACTGAAACTGGTACTAATCAACCTTCTGGAAGAGGAATTCGGACATGGAATGGACAAGGTCACATTCGACTACGTTCTGCAAAAGAAAATCAAATCCCTGGGCTGTGAGTTGCAACGCTGTTTCACTGTCAGGCTGAAAGGTGATCGCAAGGGATTTATCGATCTTCTGGTTATTTCTCCCGATGGTCAGCGTTGCGCAGTTGAGGTGGATAACCGATCGCCTCGTCAGCGTTCACTGATGAAGATTCGAGCGCTTCCTGAAGGCATTTCGGGATTTGTTTTTCTCCGTGATGGCAAACATCCACAGCGTTATATCGCCGATGGTGTGGATGTCATCCGGGCGACCCGGTTTAAGTAATCACTGTATCAGCCCTGTCATCGGGAGAATACCATGCTGAATATCAAGCCGAATTTTGCTCAGGAACGTGCGCTGAATATGTTGCGTCATGACTGGAAAACATATCAGTCCTTCATGATGTACATGCCTACAGGGAGTGGTAAAACTGGCCTGGCGGCGTTCATCACTGCTGGTCTGGTAAGCCGTGGCATGCGCGTTCTGTTTGTCGTTCCTTATACCATTTTGATCAACCAGACAGCACAGCGCTTTGTTCAGTACGGGCTTTCCGGGGATGAAATCAGCTTTATCTGGCGTGATCATCCCAATAACGACCCGTCACGACTGATTCAGATTGCCAGTGCGGATACGCTGATTCGCCGTGATTTTCCTCAGAATATCGACCTGCTGATTATTGATGAAGCGCATCTCCGTAAGCGCCGCATCCTCACGGAAATCGAACGACTGGTTGCAGAGGGAAATGTGAAGGTGATTGGGTTGTCCGGTACACCCTTTTCATCGTTCCTGGGGCGTTATTACCAGCGTCTTCTCAAGCCGACCACTATAGGGGAACTGATCCAGCGTGGCGAACTGAGCAATTACGAATTTTATGCGCCCACGAAACCGGATCTGGAAGGTGTAAAAACGAAAGTCTCAATGGAGTACGGCAGGGATTACGACGAATCACAACTGGCAGAGATTATGTGCGGCGCGGATCTGGTTGGCGATATTGTCGATAACTGGCTGTGTAACGGAAGGGATTTACCGACAGTGGCGTTCTGCGTCAATAAAACGCATGCCAGCTTCGTGACCATGCAGTTCAACAAAGCCGGAATTAACGCAGAGGTGATGGTTGCTGAAACGCCACATGATGAGCGTCAGTTAATGATCAGTCGTTTTGAAACGGGAGCGACGAAAATCATTGTCAGCGTTGGCGTTCTGGTGGCGGGATTTGACAGTGATGTCCGGTGCATCATTTACGCACGCCCGACAAAATCAGAGATTCGCTGGCTTCAGGCGATTGGGAGAGGATTGCGTACAGCGCCAGGCAAGGAGTCATGCCTGATTTTCGACCATTCCGGTACGGTTCATCGCCTGGGATTTCCTGAAAATATTGAGTATGACGAACTGCCCGGCAAAAACGACGGGATGCAGGTGTCATCATCACGTGGTAACGAAATTCGGGAAGAAAAACTGCCGAAAGAATGTCCGGGGTGTCATTTCATGAAACCGGCAGGTGTTTATGTCTGTCCGAAATGCGGATTTAAACCGCTGGCTGGTGAGGATGTGAACACAGATACCCGCCGCAATATCAGGAAACTCAGCAAGGACGAAAAAATTTACACCAAAAGCGACAAACAGGCCTGGTGGAGTCAGATCAAATTCTATCAGCGTCAGCGTGCCTCTCTGGGGCGACCGGTCAGCGATGGATGGTGCGCTCACACTTTCCGGGAGAAGTTCGGCGAATGGCCTGACGGGCTGAGCAGTTTTCCGATGGAAATCACCCCGGAGGTCAGTAATTACATCAGACACAAATTCATCCGGTTTGCCAGAGGGCGTAGCCGGGCAGAGAAGATGACGGAAAAATCCCCCGAAGCGCTTTCTCTGTCCCTGCTTCATGGTGTCCGGTCTGGGGTGCCGGAAGGCAGTGAGTCGTGGCAGATCATGCAGGCAAAGCAACAACTTCAGAAAAACAGAAACAGTCTGGGTCAGTAAGATGAAAACAGCAGAAGCAGCGAAAGGCCACTGGCCTGAAATTTTAAAACATTACGGACTGCCGCCAGTCACGGGTAAAAAGCACTTCAAAGGGGAATGTCCGGTTTGTGGTGCCAGAGGTAAGTTCCGTATTGATGACCGTGATGGCACCGGAACGTGGATCTGTGTTTGTGGTAGCGGTGACGGCATGAAACTGATCGCTCTGACACAAAAAAGAGCGTTTCATGAAATTTGCGCTGAAATAGACCGCATCACGGGGAATGAATACCGGAGAGATAAACCGCCTGTGATCTGTACGTCGGAAAGCCTGAGATCGCGCGTTCAGCGTCGATTTTCAGCGCTCACGGCGCTACAGGGAACATCTGGTGCTGAATATCTTCGTTCCCGTGGCATATTCAGTCTTCCGGTTGAGGGAGTTCGCTTCAACAGCCAGCAAAATTATAACGGGCGCATGTTCCAGTCTCTTTATGCCCTGGCGACCGATGACAAGGGAGAACTGTGTTACCTGCATCAGACATTGCTTGATGGAGCTAAAAAAGCAGACATTGGTATCAGCGCCAGAAGGCTCAAATCTTTACAGGACGATAACTATCTGGACCATGCCCGTTCAGTTGCTATCAGGATGTTTCCGGTAGCCAGTACACTGGGTATAGCTGAAGGTATCGAAACCGCGTTGTCCGCACATCAGATTTACAAAGTAAATACCTGGGCAACCATTAACAGTGGTTTTATGAAAAAGTTCCGCGTACCGGCGGGAGTCACCCATCTGATTATTTTTGCCGATCGCGATGAATACAGTGCTACCGGAATGGCTGCGGCCTGTGAATGCGCACATGCAAATCTCCAGGCCCGAAATGACATTCAGCGGGTAAGTGTCCGGTGGCCTGATCATGATGATTTCAACAATATGCTCATGAACGGCGATCAGGTTCGGGAACTGGTTTTTTACAGAAAAAAGGCGGTTGCGTGATGCGTACGGACAATCAGGTACATAAAGCTTTATTCACTATCCCGACGGCAGCGTACAGCGCCGTTCCGGCAAATATCAAACCTCTGCCAGAACAAAGGAGGATCACCGGACATAAACAGACTGATGCTTATCTCTGGATTCTGGAGGTTATTCACCTGAACGAGGCCGTACATCTGGACGCAGCCGAAGCAGCACTGGAGAAACTCAAAATAACGCCGGAAGAAGCGAGTGAACGGTATGGACGTTATTTGCAGGAGATTAATGTTGATCCTTTCCAGATTGCTTTCGCAACCATAGGCATGGATAACCCGGCGCAGGCGATCAGGAATGCCCGTGAGAATATCAAAAAAGCCGCATCAGTCAGGGCCACATTTGGCAGCTATGAGGCAGCACTCGACGATGTGGAGGCTGAGCGGATAATTCGCACCTCCCCGAAATTTATCGACGATTACTACTGGGGCTGGACTGCGGCAGAGAAAAAAGCCGGAAGTATTGACGGTGTTCGCTCAAATGAAATTGATGATCAGCGTCGTGCATATGTTGATGGCTATCGTGATGTACTGCCAGAGCCTCATACATTGTCAGACGTTGTTCGTGAGTTTATTTACTGGGACTGGCTTTATGAGATGCGCCAGACAGCGGGGAGAGAAACAGGGGACAAATACGGTTTCACAGGTGAACATCATGAGTCAGTATATGATCGGCAGTTCTGGCTCGAAAATTTGCTGGGAAAAATAAAGCCTGTGACGCGTGATGAAGCGGTTGAAGTGTGTCGCTGGTTTCTGGCAAGCGGAAAAGATGAGTACATGGAAGACAATGGTTCAGCGGTCATTCTCAATCTGGTTGGGGAGTGTGAGCAATGAAGCCGGAGATATCCAGTAGACATTTTCCCCCTGAGCATTCAAATCAGAAAAAGTATGGTTACAGCGGAGTACAGAATAATGCGTGATATCCAACAGGTTCTGTCCCGATGGGGTGCATGGGTGGTAAATAATCATGAGAGTGTGGCATGGTCCGGCGTCGCTGCCGGATTTAAGGGCGTGATCCCATCAAAGGTTAAATCACGGCCTCAGTGTACCGATGATGATGCGCTGATTATCAGCAATTGCATGGCGCAACTGAACGTCAACAACAGCGATTTGCATGATTTTCTGTATGATTATTATGTGTTCGGGATGACGCTTATGGGACTGGGCCGTAAGCATGAGCGCTCAGATTGCTGGGCCGGGCGGGTACTGCAAAAAGCAGAAGGTGTTATTGAGGGGATGTTGATTATTCAGGGAATAAAACTGGAAATGGACGGATACGTTGAGCGTGAACGATCAGGGGCACAGGCCAGTCAGTTTTCCGGACGTACGGGAAATTGAAAGCGCGGGGTTTTACTGTAGAATGACTGCGGGTGCTTGAGGGTGTCTGCCTCGGGCACGCCGCCGTAAGGCAGACGGAGAAAAGCCCCAGTTAACATTACGCGTCCTGCAAGACGCTTAACATTAATCTGAGGCCAATTTCATGCTGAACACATGCAGGTTAGCCTCTTACGTGCCGGAAGGCAAGGAGAAGCAGGCTATGAAGCAGCAAAAGGCGATGTTAATCGCCCTGATCGTCATCTGTTTAACCGTCATTGTGACGGCACTGGTAACGAGGAAAGACCTCTGTGAGGTACGGATCAGAACCGGCCAGACGGAGGTCGCTGTCTTCGTAGACTACGAATTTGAGAAGTAAGAGACCTGGCGGGGGAGTAATCTCCCGCCACCTCTGATGTGTCAGGCATCCTCAACGCACCCG